CTCGTAGGTCGACACGAGCGCGGCGGCCTTGGCGACCTCCTCGCGGTGCGCGGCGACAGCCGCCGCAACCTCGCCCGAGTCCGCCGGCAGTCGTCGCGCCCACCACGCCACGGCCCACGCCTTCTCGTCCTCGTCCGCGTAGTCGAGCCCGTTGACGAACTTGAACTGGTGCAGCAGCTCGCCCACGCGACGCTCGATGATGTTCTTGGCCTTGACCTCGCCGAAGCTCGCGTTGAGCCACTTGTCGTCGGCGATGCGCTCGTAGGGCACCAGCGGCCCCATCTCGCCCGCGAGGTCGTAGTAGTGGCCCTTGAGTGCGGCGAGGCGGCGGGCCCTGCACTCGCCGTCGTAGCGGTCGATCTCGGCCTTGTACTCATCGGATAGCTTGTCGATGGGCGCCGTGATCTCGCCGATGGTCTTGTCGAACGTCTTGAGCAGGTCGCTGTACTTCTTCTTCGCGGCCCTTCGCTGCGCCTCGATGGGCTTCTTCACGTCGTTGACCGCCGTGCGGTACTTCTTCGCCGCCTTGAAGTCCTCGTCCTTCTCGATGTGCTTGACGTCCATGTAGTCCGCCAGCTTCTCATCCACGTTCTTCTTGAGCTTCGCCAGCTTGTCCTCGAGTGTGTCGTCGATGGCGAGCGACGCCACCAGCGTGTCGAAGTCCTCCTCGAGCGGCACGGCCTCGACCGCCAAAACCTCGTCTGCCATTAGAAGCCTCCCAACAGGTCGTCGTCGGTCGCATACTCGGCGGGCGCGGGCTCATAGATGGGCGCGGGCTCCGGCTCGGGGGCGGCGGGCTCGGGTTGCGCCTTGCGGGCCGCGATCTCCTCCTCCATCCACGAGGCCGCGCGGCGCGCCTGCATGAGCGTCATGTCGTGCATGGAACCCGACGTGCAGCCCACGGCGGCGCAGATGGCCGCCATGGCCCCGGCGCTGTCGAGCCCAGTCGCCGCCATGAACGGCTTGAACAGGTCGCGCACGGGCTGCAGCGGGTCGACCACGGGCTCGACGCTCTCGGCCTGGACGGTCTGAGAGCCGGTGCCCATGTCGCGCTCGACCTTCTGGTCCATCTCCTCGCCCGTGTACATCCCGCCGAACTCGTCGGGGTAGGCAAGGCGCCACGCGCCGGCCTTGGCGCACTTCTCGATCATGACGCCCGGCATCTTCGCCCAGTTGCTCTTGCCGGTGCTGTAGTCGGTGAGCGCCAGCTCGACGTATGCGGGCTTCTTGCCGTCGGTGAAAGCGACCTCTGCCCAGCCGCCGATGAGCTGCTCCCCGATCACCTTGTAGACGGCGGAGCCCTTCTTCTTGACGACCTCGCCGTCGCGGAGCACCACGACGCCGCTCTCGATGCCGCCGTAGTTTGGCTGCCTGTTCGCGCGGCGGTTGAACACATGGTAGGAAGTGATGATGCTCGCCGGGGCGTCCCTGTACTTCACCAGGTAGACCTCCTTGGTGAAGGGGTTCAGGTGCTGGCGGTTGCACAGCTCGATGCACAGCGCCAGCTCACTTTCGGTCGCGTTGGGACACAGGCGCTCGCGGATGTCCTGCGAGGTGAACTTGACGGGCATGCCCGCATCGTCCTTGAACTCGATGACCTCGTTACTCATCGACGCTCACCTCGCATCCGTAGATCTTGGAGATAGTGGCGACGGCGCCGTTCTCGGCGTAGGTGTCCTCGCACTTCTTGCCGTACGCGATGATGACCGCCAGGAAGTCGCGGTCGAACTCGATGGGCTCCTCGTCCATCAGCGCGGGCGCGACCGCCATGCCGTAGGCGATGCCGCGCAGCACCGCGGGGTCGACGTCCTTCTCGAGCGCCTTGGCATTGAGCTCCGTATTGATGAGGACGTTGCCGACGGCCTGCCTCATGAGTTCCTTTAATGCCTTTCGCTTCATTTACATTTCATCCGTTTCGTCCCTGCGCCCGGACCACCCGGGCGCGATCGATATGTCCATGCGCTCAGCCTGCCCGCGCACCCTGGGGTGCTTTACCACGTGCAGGTCGACCACCTGTGCGTCGTCGGCCCAGACGAGCCCGTTGAGCGCGTCCATGACCAGCTTGCCCTCGTTGTCCCCGTCCGGCTTGTAGGTGTCCGGTTCCGAGCGCACGCGCTTGGGCCGGCTCTCCGGCAGCGGACGGTAGGCGTCGACGTTGAGAATCACCGGCTCGTGCGGGCCAAAGGGCATGAGCTGGATGCCAGCCTCGGCCATCGCCTCCCGGCACGCCGCCGCGATGGCCCGCTCGGCCCTCAGCGTCTCAGTCGGCGTGTACATCCGGGCGTGGCGCCGGTCGAGCCTGTGGCGCTGCTTGCCCGCCGCGAAGCAGACCGAGAACTCGATGCGGGCCGTCATGCCGGCACCGCCCCGAACAGGGCGAGCACCGTCCACAGCACCGCCGGCATCACCACGTAGTCGACGAGCCAGCAGAGCACGACGAACCCCGCGCACCTAAGCAGCCTCGATGCCATGCGTTCCCTCCTCGATCCACTGCTCCACCCATTCCGGGCGCACCATGCGCCCCACCTTGCGCCCCTCGGGCAGCTGCGAGCGCAGGCGGCCCGCCTTGCACTCGATGCGCAGCGTGTCGTAGGGCACCCCCGTCACCCTCGACGCCTCGCGCAACGTGTACATCAGCTTGTGGCGGATGCCTAGCTCGTCGGCCATCTGCTGGAACGTTTTGGCTCTGCTAGAATCCATGAGTGACCTCCTTTCAGGTCTGGAGCCGTCCCCGCTTTCCACACCGGGCGGCTCTTTTTTGTTGCTTGCTTTCGGGGCCTCGCCCCCGGCACGGCACCGGTAGGGAACGTCCCCGCGGATGGTTGTTGGAGAGCCGCGAGGCAACGGTGCCGCCCCGGGGATGGGGCCCGCGGGTATTGCCTGAGCGGCAATACCCGTGTTGACGCGTTACACACGCGTTAGGCTTCGGGCCATGATTCGTAGACAGCAGACATATCGCCCGAAGCACGTCCGACCAGCGGGCCCCCTACTCGTGCGGCTCGTCGACTGGGTCGAGCGGCACCCTCGCATCAGCGCCGCGATCGTCCTCGCCGGGTTCATCGACGACGCCTGCGACCTGCTTGGGCGCGTCGTTGATCTCGCGATGTTTCTCATGAAGCTCGCGGGTGTGCTCTAGCACGAACGCGACCGCGAGAACGTCGAGGAAGACCCGGACGGCCGCATGGATAAGGTTCAACATCTCCACCGCCCCTACTTCGTGCCCACGATCGGCTGGGAGCCCTCGGGCACGACGACGAGGTTGCCGTCCTTTCCGATGCTCTTGAGCGCGTCGATGTAGTGCTGCTGGAGGACCTGGTCGTTGAGCGAGTTCGCGAGGACCGCGTTCGCGTCCGCCTCGCCCTGCGCCTCGATCTTCTTTGTTTCGGCCTCGACCTTGGCCGTCTCCTGCTCGTTCTGGGCCTTCTGCTTCGCGACCTCGGCGGCCTGAGCCTCGCTGTAGCTCTTGGTGATGTTCTTCGGGTAGCGGACGTCCTGCACGCTCACCTGCTCGACCGTGAGGCCTATGCCCTTCCACTTCTCGGTGAGGGCCTTCTGGACGGCCTTGGTGAACTGGGAGCGGTCGGTGAGCATCGTCACCGTGTCGAAGCCGCCCGAGACCTCGCGGGTGACGGCGCGGACGTCGTTGGAGATGTACTTCTCCACGAAGCTCTCCTGCGTGCCGTACTCGCTGTAGAGGCTGAGCGCGGCGTCGGGGTTCAGGGAGTAGTTGACCTGGATGTCGATGTTGGCGCTGGCGCCCGACTTGTCGTTGATGGAGACCTGCTTGCCCTCGTAGGAGCCGCCGTCCACCTCGTAGTCGGTGTCCCCGTAGAAGTTGATGAGGTTGTTGCGGGTGTCGTAGGTCACGACGTCCTGCCAGGGGGCCTTGGCGTGGAAACCGGCCTCGGAGGTCGAGCCGGCGAGCGAGCCGCCGAGGTTGCGGATGACGCAGACCTCGCCGGTGTCCTGCGTGTAGAAGCAGGCGGTGGCGGCGATGACGGCACCCGCCAGGACGAGGGGCAGGGCGCACGCGGGCGAGACGATGCGGGCCTCGTACTTGTTGCCACAATGGTCCGCGTGCCCGGCGGCCCTCTCGCGCTCGGCCTCGTTATACCGCTTGATGGCGACGGCGGCGGCCACGCCGCCGAGTCCCAGACCCGCTCCGATAATCAGTTGAATCATGTCTTCCTCCCTAGTGCTCGTCGAGAACCGGTTCGCGGACCAGGTTCTCGAAGTCCGTCGACCAGCCGATGCCGTTGGCGGTGAAGCGCACGGAGGTGTACGCGTAGTAGCGCGTGCCGGCGATCTCGGCGCTTTTCAGGTCGCCATCCTGCATGCTCAAGCTCCGGCTCTCGAAGCCGAACAGGCGGCAGATGCGGCCCTTCATCGACTCCTCCGTCTCGCACATGGCACCGTCGAGGTCCTCGCTCGGCTTGAAGGTGACGCTGTAGTCCTTGTTCATGACGCCCTCCCCTACAGCTCGAAGTCGGAAAAGTCGCGGGCCTCGACGGGCTCGGCCTCGACCGTGATGGCCTCGGGGATGTTCCAGCCGCCCAGCTCGATGTCGATGTAGTTCTCGTTCATGGTTCTCTCCGTTTCGTTAGATGCAAACTTTAACTTTCCTCTGTTGCCAAAAAAATATCGTCGCGAGTGATGCCGAGGAACGTCAGGACCCTTTCGAGGTCCTTGGCTCGCATCTCTCCGGGATAAAGCTCGTAACGGTCATAGGTCGGTTGGCTAACTCCCAACATCCGCTGAACTGCGACTTTCTTAACCCCTTTGCTCTCGCGAACATCTCGCAGGGTGTTCAAGTGGCCTCCTCTCTCTTGCTGAACTAATAGTAAATCTTTCTTTGCATCGTGTAAACAAAAACTTTTCTAGAATGAAAAGTTTTCTTTTCTAAAATGATAAGTAAAGTTATACATAGGCAAGGAGAGGCCCATGGAAATCGGTAAAAACCTTCGCCGGCTCAGAAGTAGAGCTGGACTGACCCAGCAGGAAATAGCCGACAAACTCGATGTATCACGAGTTGCCATCGGCCAGTGGGAATCCGAGAAGTCGATGCCGAGAAAAGCGAACCTTGAGCAACTCGCCGAGCTTTTCGATACCACGGTAGCCGACCTCATGGGAGAGGACGCCGCCGAGGCCGCGATCAGCGGCACCTCGCGCATGGTCCCCCTGCTGGGCTTCGCCCACATGGGCGAGCCGTGCGACGAGGGGAACCTCGCCGACGAGGTCGAGGTCCCCGCCTCCATCGCCGACGCGCACCCGCGCGGCTTCATGGTCCACGCGCAGGGCGGCTGCATGGACAACCGTTTCCCCCACGACGCCCTGCTGCTCGTCGACCCCGACATGGAGCCGGTGAACGGCCAGCCGGTGCTCGCCGAGACGTCCGACTACGGCGCCGTGGTGCGCAACTACACCCGGGGCCGCTCGACCGTGATGCTCACGGCTGACAGCCACAGCGGCGAGTACGACGACATCCTCGCCGGCCCGGGCGACGAGCCCGTGGTCTGCAAGGGCCGCGTCGTCTGGTACATGGGCGAGCGGGACGAGAGGTAGAGACATTGGGGCCGACCGGGCCCCTGCCAACCAGACTGGAAGAACGGAGGAGCGCGGATGGCTCCGAAAGAGGCAATCGAGAAGATCAACGCACTCGGTATAGAGATCGGGGTCGCGTCGACCGGCAGCGGGGACGACTACATCTCACTCACGGACATAGCGAGGTACAAGAGCGATGAGCCGAAGATGGTGGTGCAGAACTGGATGAGGAACAGGAACACCATCGAGTTCCTCGGTGTTTGGGAGTCGCTCCACAACCCCGACTTTAAAGGCATCGAATTCGATGCCTTTAGGGAAGAGGCCGGGCTCAACTCCTTCACCCTGACGCCGACGAAGTGGATTTCGAGGACAAACGCCATCGGCATAAGGACCAAGAGGGGGAGGTATGCGAGCGGCACGTTCGCCCACAAGGACATCGCATTCGAGTTCGCTTCGTGGATTTCCCCGGAATTTAAGCTCTACGTCATCAAGGACTACCAGCGCCTGAAGAGCGACGAGAACAGCAGGATCTCCGGCGAGTGGAACGAGAAGAGGCTCTTCTCGAAGATCAACTACCGCATACACACCGACGCCGTAAAGGAGAACCTGCTGAAGCCGAGCATGAGCCGGCAGGTCGAGGGCTACACCTACGCAAACGAGGCGGACGTCCTCAACGTCGCCCTGTTCGGGATGACGGCAAAGCAGTGGAGGGAGTCGCACGAAGGCGCGACGGGCAACATCCGAGACGAGGCGAGCCTGCACCAGCTGCTCGTCCTCGCGAACCTCGAGAGCATGAACGCCGAGCTTATCAAGAGGGGAATCGACCGCAGGCAGAGGGCCGCCTACTTACGCGAGATGGCTATCAGCCAGCTCTCGACCCTCGAGGGCAGCCCCGTGATAGCGAAGATAGAGGCCGACGACGGAATAGCGGGCGAACTGCCAGAAGACGGGGCGGAGTCATAGCCCGACGCGCAAGCGGTCCGAACGGCCGGCAGCGAGAAGATTGCGAGAATCGGGCCATAAAAAAGCCCCGGATTTCGGCTCCGAGGCTGGTCACGTCCTGAGCTCTAAGCAAAGGGCTAGCCCTAAAAGCAGGAGGCGCTGTTTGTGCGCCTCCAGAGGACTCTTTCACACACACGGTGGATGAGCTAATCAGATTGTCGCCCCATCGCGGCGAAATGTAAACCGAACACGTTGTGGAGATTGGGGGCCGGCAAGGGCGAGATTCCATGCGTCAACATCTAGGGAGGTGATGACCATGAAAGCAAAAAATCTCGGGACCGCAGGCTGATGCCGCGGCCCCGAGACTAAGGAGACGGCCCCTGCACTTTGGAACGTGAGACGGGGCCGGAGTCAGAACCGGGCGAAACGGAGAATAAGCCCGCGATCTGAACGGATCTGATTATATGACAAAGAAGCAGCGCCGCCGCGTCTGGGGCTCCGTGACCGAGATGAGGCGCGGCAAGAAGTACGTCCTGCGCTGGATGCAGAACACGCCGCAGGGCCGCAGGCGCAAGACCAAGACCGTGTACGGCACCTACCGCGAGGCGTGCGCGGAACTCGACCGCATCCACGTCGAGCACGCCGACGACGCCCCCGTGCCCACCATAGCCAAGGCCTACGAGACGTGGCTCGTCCCCAAGATGGCCGCACAGGTCGAGGCGGGGACCCTCGCCCCCAACACCCGCGACCTCGTGCTGCGCTCGTGGAAGAACTACGTCGGACCCCGCTGGGGCGCAATGCCCGTCGACCAGCTGCGCGCCGTCGAGCTGCAGGACTGGCTGCTGACGCTGCCCGCCGCCACCGCCGATACCGCCCTGCTCACCCTGCGCAAGGTCTACGCCTGCGTCTCGACCTTCATCCGCCTGCCGCTCGACCCGTTCGCCGCCAGCGTCAGGTACACCATGCCGACCCGCAAGACCCGCGAGCGCTCAAAGCGCGTCTACACCCTCGACGAGGCCCTGGGCGTCCTCGACGCACTGCGCGGCAACCCCCTGGAGCCCGCGTTCATCCTCGCGTGCTTCGGCTCCTGCCGCTCGGGCGAGTCGCTTGGCGTGCGCACCGACGAGGTACTGCGCTGGGAGCGCAGCGGCACCGCTCTCGCCTCCGCCGACATCTGCCGCCAGATGCAGCAGTCCGGCACCGAGCCGGTGGGTACCCTCAAGACCGCCAAGTCCGCCCGCACCGTCGTAATCCTACCGCAGGCCGCCGACCGCCTCGTCGAGATAGCGGCCTCGCGCGCCGCCGAGGGCCGCGAGTGGCTGAGCGACCGGGGCGACGGGCTACCCATGAACCGGAGCATTTGCAACAATCGCTGGCGGAAACTCTGCGACGCCCGCGGCATCGAGCACATTCCGTGGTCGAACCTCCGCAACTCATGGCGTACGATAGCGGAGGTCGAGCTTCGCCTGCCGTGGGACCTCATAGAGATGCTGATGGGCCACGCCCTTCCCGGCGTGTCGGGACGGCACTATATCAGGCCCACCGCCGAGCAGGTCGTCCGCGCCGCCTTCGACGCGCTTGGGATAAGTTAGGATATTCCCCCGCAAAGCCGCAGGTAGATGGCACGCAGTTAGTTGTGGCAGTATTAAGATTCGCAGTCCAAAGCCACCGCAAAGGCGCCCGTCCCCTTTGCGGTGGCTTGGGGTCGCGCTACTCACCGAGCATCTCTTTGAGCTTGGCTGCCACGGCATGTCCCAAGCTCTCATGGCTTTCGGGCATCATATGCAGATAGTCGATATCGCCCGGCTCGGCAAACTCGGCGGCATTCAAAAAGTCGCAGCCAAACTGCTCGGCCACGTGCGCATAGTACTCGCCAAAATGTTCAGATGCCTCAACGGAATGCTCGTCAAAATCGGTCATGTACGCATCGGCGATCTGCGGCTTGATCTTGATAGGAGCCATCAGCAGAATGCGCGGACAAGGCGCGGCATCGGTCCACGGAAACGCATGGACGGCGCGAATCAGCGCCATGGCGCCACGAGCGATATCGGAAGCCGTCACGTTAAAGACCGTCTTGCAGTCGTTGGTGCCCAGCATGATCACAATGGCATCCAGCGGCTTATGGGCCTCGAGCATCATCGGAAGCGCGCGAATACCGTTGAGGTTAGTGTCCAGATGGCACATATCGTCGCGCACCGTCGTGCGGCCGTTGAGCCCCTCCTCAATCACATGCCAGCCATCGCCCAGGTCACGCTGCGCCACGCCGCACCAGCGCACATCCTGCGCATAGCGCACCGCGGTGCCATCGCGCATACCAGCCGGATCATAGCCATAGGTGTTGCTGTCACCAAAGCACAGAACGTTTTTCATCGTAAGCCCTTCCTTTAGTAAAAAGCCGACGGGAGCAGCCCCCGTCGGCTCGGCATGTCGCATCACGCGCACCGTTTACAGGTACTTGCGCCAGTCGTCGTCATCCTCATCGTCCTCGGCAGCGGCCTGGGCCTGCTCGGCGGCACGAGCGGCTGCGGCGCGGGCGGCAACCTGGGCATAGGACTCCTCGTTGCGCTCGGGGAAGCTTGCCAACACGTGCTCAAACTTGGCGAAGTCCTCATCCCAGCGCGTAGAGGGCACGGCAAAAAACACCTGCTTGACCTTAAAGTCGCCCGACGCGAGCTCCTTACGGAAGAGCTCGGCCACGGCCTCGGCATCAAAGCCGTTGTTGTCGCAGCCCCATGCACCCAGTACGAGCTTCTCGCGACCCAGCTCATCGCAGATGGCAAGGACAAAGCGGATGCGATCGCGCAGGGCGTCCAGCAGGGCGTCGTCGCTCACGCGGTACTCCTGGCGGGCACGCCTGACGTTGGGTGCGGCGGCAACGATTACATCGGCGTATGCGTGCACGTGGTTGCGGTCGAAGCGCACGGCGGGCACCACCAGCGCACGATTGCGGTACAGCTCGCAGTTGATGTTGCGGCGACGGTTCTCGCCGTACCACTTGCGCTGCTTGTCGAGCACGTTGTACAGGTACGAATCGGCGCAGAGCGTCGCCTCCTGGCCCAGGTAGCCCTGGATATAGCCGCCGCCCGGATTGGTAAACGAGGCAAAGGCAAGCACGGCCATATCGCAGAACTGCGCATAGCCGCGGCCGTTATCGAGGATTGCCTGCGTGGCGGAGGCATCAAGCACAGTGACCTCGGGCAGGACCGGAGCAGCCTCCTCCGCGGGCGCGGACTCAGCCTCGTCGGCCAACTCGGTGGACTCGAGTGCCACCTCGGGCTCGACCGCAGTCTCCACCTCAGCGGCCTCAACCTCGGCAGCCTCAGCAGCCTCGACGTCCTCGGCAGCCTGCTCCTCAGCAGCCGCTGCCTTCTGGGCCTTGGCCTTCATCGCCGCGACAAAACCGGCAGGCATACCATCGAACTCGCGCACGCCGGCAAGCGAACGCTCGATGTCCTTGGCGCAGGCCTCGGACACAGCCGCCACATGGCGCTCGGCGGCCTTGGCACGCGCCTCGCGCTTGGGATTGGGCTGACCCGCTTGGTTAGACCTGCGGTTACGGTTCCTGTTGTCGACATCTGCCAT